TACAAAGTCAACTAGAACCTAAGACTGGTATGGTTGCTAGGGTTCAAGGAACTAGTGGTACATCTTGCGGACCTTTCCCATCTGGATCATCTGCTGAGACATCGTTTGTAAAAGATACAACATATCAAGATGTTACTATTGGAGAAGAAAATTACTTCCCTGCTACTAAGATTATTGCCAATGAGATGAATGAAATCAATAGAATGAATAGCACCAAGTCATTTACGATGGAGTTGAACCTTACATCTGAGGTATCTCACTTATCTCCTGTAATTGATTTGACTAGATGTTCTCTAATTACACATGCTAACCAGTATAACAACATTGAACCTACTGCGGGCATTGGTGGAGAATGTGCGGGCAACTACATTACTAAAGTTGCTAGACTAGAGAAGAGTGCTACTGGACTTAAAGTAATGCTTGCAGCAAATACATTTACACAATCTAAGATTGTTGTGATGTATAAGTTAGTTCCAGTTGGATATGCAGGAAACTTAGATGAACTAGAATTTAGATTCTTCAATAGTACAGGTGTACCAGATAGCGGTAACTTAGTTCCTCAGAATGATTTAACAACATTTACTGATTACGAGTATACTATAGAAGACACTGATGAGTTCGATGCTTTCCAAGTTAAAGTCAGTCTCCTAAGTTATAACCAACCATATATACCTAGGTTTAAAGACTTTAGAGGAATAGCATTAGCATGACGGAACTGATACCTGTAGAGGGACATACATCTCTAGGCAGAGATCCAAATTCTAATGCCATTGTAAATACGGATAATTCTGGATATGAAGCATATAAAAAAGCACGTGCAGAAGCAAGAAGAAAAGACCGTTCTTTGAAAGAACTACAAGACGAGGTTGCAGAACTCAAGCAGTTAGTGAAAAGTTTAGTTCAAAAAGAGGATAAATAAAGTTAAGCTAAATATTATAGTAAAACTTTTGTCTAATGGCTTCTGCTGTATCAAATTTAATCATCTATCAAGGTGCTGACTTCATTACCGATTTTACTATCGAAAATGATAACGGTACTTTATTTGATTTAACAGGATATACAGTAGCATGCATGATAAAAAAGCACTATACAAGTAGTACGTCCACTACGGTGACTGGAGCAATATTAACTCCTGCCACTGCAGGACAAATTCAATTATCTCTAAGTAACGCTGTTACTGCTGCAATGAAGGCGGGGAGATATGTATATGATGTCGTTATTACTTCTACTACAGGTCAGAAGACCAGAGTATTAGAAGGTTCTGTAAGCGTACTTGAAGGAGTAACACTCTAATGGCAAGATTAAGATTCGGGGATCAATCGGTTCCAAAAGTAACTAGAGTCGCAGCTGGTGGCGGTGGTGGTTCACTTGGAGGACTGTCTGATGTAGATTTGACAGACACATCTCAAGGTGGATTAGCGAACGGATCAATGCTTGTTTACGATCAAGCACAAACAAAATTCGTAGCAACAAACGTTTTGAGTAACGTGACAATTAATGGAGGTAGCTTCTAATGGCATCGAATATCCTAATTAAAAGGAGTACAGGGTCAACAGCACCAGGTAGTATTACATTCGGTGAGTTAGCCGTTACTACAGGTGCAAATGGTACTCAAGCAAACGCAGGAGACCGATTGTTTATCGGAGATAACAACGGTGCTGCACAAATTGTAGGTGGTAGATATTTCATGGACATGTTGGATCATGTTCAAGGAACACTTACAGGAGACTCTGCTGTTATTGTAGACAGCAACTCAAAAATAGATCAGTGGAATGTAGATGACATTACTCTCAACGCAAATGTCATTACAACTTCAACTACTGATGCGGACTTGATCTTCCGTGCCAATGGCACTGGAAAACTCGTCATAGAAGACGGGCAAGAACTTGAATTTGGTACGACTGGTGATGTAGAACTCGTCTTTGATGACGGTGATGCAGCATTAGATATCAAGAGAGCAGCTGGTTCTCCTGATTTACGTATCCAAGATGACATGCGTTTGTACTTCGGTACTAATAAAGACGGTGGCATCCGATATGATGAAACAACTCTTGATAAAGTAAGAGTTGATGGTGCTGACTGGGAATACGATAATGGCGTAGCTATTAAAGTTTCCGATACTACAGCATCAACAAATAGCACATCTGGGGCATTTCAAGTCGTTGGTGGAGCGGGTATTGCGGGTCAAGCCTCTGTTGGTTCTCTTCTCGTTGAAGGAGACGCTACAGTAGGCGATGCCAGTGGCGATAATCTGACTGTTAACTCAACTACCGTATTTGCAAATGGCGTCACATTCAACGGAACGACCAATATCAATGCTGATATTGCTCAAACAGGACAGTTCACAATCGACAGTTTGAAACTGGACGGTAATGTTATCTCTACCACAGCTGGTACCGAGATGATAATCGACCCATTTCCAGCTGGAGGAGACGCTGAAGGTTTAGTTATTATTAAAGGTGACTTACAAATTGATGGTACTACTACAACTGTTAATAGTGCATCAATGTCTGTTAACGATCCCACAATTGAATTAGGTGACCCAACAACTGTATTGACATCTGAAGGTTCTACATCTTCTGGATCCACTACAATTGTAGTTGACAAAATAACTGGAATTGCTGCAGGAGACGCAATCACTGCTGCATCTGGTATACCTGGCTCAACAACAATTTCCAGTATCAACACTGGCACAAAGACATTAACATTGTCTCAAGCAACCAACGCTACTATTGCAGCTGGTACTACATTAACCGTTACTAGATCAAGCAACGACCAATTGGATCGTGGTGTTAAAGTACACTACTACACTGGTTCTGCTGCTAAATTTGGTTTCTTCGGTTATGACCGTACAGGTGGTGCAGATGGCAATGGTGCATGGACATTTATTGAAGATGCAACTGATACAGGAACTGTATTTGGTGTAACAGGTAATCGTGGTACAGTTGTACTAGGAGACCTTGAACTAGATACTGACTTAGAGGTACAGTATGGTGGTACTGGTAACAGTGCATTTAACATCAACGGTATCGTATACGGTAACAATACAGGAGCATTACAAGTAACCTCAGCTGCTAACATGGCATCACCTGGCACAGGTGACGACGCCACAACCTCATATCAAGTTCTTACAGTAACATCTGCGGGTGTACCTGTATGGACTAATACCCTCGACGGTGGAACTTTCTGAACTACATTAACATGAACGTACAAATTGTTATTAACACATTACAAAAAAAGATTTCTGAACTGACTTTGACAAATGTGATGTTGGAGGCACAAATCTCTGATTTGCAAACCCAATTAAATACTATAACCGAACAAAATTCTAATGAGAACGCTTTAGATGGCAACGAGAATCAAGCTAAAGAGATCGAGCACAGCAGCAGCGGCTCCGACGACTTCCACACTCCTTGATGGTGAAGTTGCGGTAAACACCGCTGATAAAAAGATCTACGTCAGAGACGGCTCCAATATAGTCGAAGTAGCAAACGCTGAACCCGCAATTGGTGAAATTACCACTGCGATGCTTAATGCTGACATTACGAACGGTCAGGGTAATACTTATTATGTTGCAACAGTAGGATCGGATAACGATTTACTAGGTCATGGTGGTGTAAATGGTAAACATCCCGACACTCCATTTCTTACAGTTACAAAAGCACTTTCAAAATGCGTATCTGGTGATACAGTAGTGCTTGCACCTGGTGAGTATCAAGAAGTATTTCCAATAACAGTTCCTGACGGTGTTACTCTTCGTGGTACGAATTTACGTTCGACATCTATAAAACCAACAAATGCAACTCAAAGCAATAACGCAATAGTTCTTAGTGGTGATTGTCATGTATCTGATTTAACACTTAAAGATTTTTTATATGATAGTAGTGGTGATACAGGATATGGTTTTGTTATTGGTTCATCAATTGATTCTACAACAAGTCCCTATGTTGAGAGGGTTACTGTAACTACTAAAGGTAGTGTTGTGTCTGGTTCAGATCCATATGGATACGATCAAGGAGATGCAGGACGTGGTGCTAAATTAGACGGTGCAAATGTTGCTAGTGCATCTAGACATGCATCTGTTCTATTCAACGAGTGTACTTTTATTACGCCAGGTTCTGTTGGTCTATACATGACCAATGGTATAAGAGTTGAGTGGTTAAATTGCTTTAACTATTTTGCTTCTGTTGGTATTCAAGGTGTTCAGGGTGCTACAGGTAAATATGGCACAGGACAAACAAGATTAAAATTAGGTGGTACAGCTGGTACATTCAATACCAATGAAGTTGCATATCAGTTAGAAGATGGGTTCCAGTCAGGTACTTATGCAAGATCAGGTACAACTGTTACTCTAACAAGAACCGCACACGGTTTATCAAGTAATGATTATATCTACGCAGATCATATCAGTGGTGGTGCTACAGATAACTTCTATCAGATCACAAAGGTAGACAATAATACATTTACATATTCAGATAGTTCATCTGGAACTATAGCATCAGGTAACGTCACTTACAAAAAGGCAGTTGGACGTGGTGTTGTAGCATCTAACGATGGCACATACGTTTACATTACAGGAAAGGGAACTGGTGAGTTTGTAACCACAACAAAACCAGCTAAGGTATTAAGTAGATTTGGTGACACACAGATTGACACCGCACAAAGTAAGTTTAGTGGTTCATCTATTCTATTTGACGGTACTCAGGATAACTTACAAGTTCCATCTAATGCAGACTTTGGATTTGGTACTGCTAACTGGACTCTAGAAGCGTTTATAAGACCAAATAGCGTTACAGGTATACAACGTATATTTGACCTAAGAAACGCCTCTGCGACTGACACAGCACCCACTGTGTACATGAATGGAACTGCACTACATTATGGAGTAGGTAATACATCTCAAATTAATGGTGGTACATTATCAACTGGTACATGGTATCATGTTGCGGTTGCTAGAAGTGGTGGCACAACAAGATTATTTTTAGATGGTACTGAATTAGGTTCTAGTTATTCTGACAGCAATAACTACGGAGATGCAAAACCTGTAGTGGTTGGTTCTAACTATGATACATCATCCCCTGCAGAAGCATTTAACGGACATATTGATGAGATAAGAATTAAGAAAGCACAGGGTTCATACTCTGGTAACTTCACACCTACAACTGGAGAGTTTACATCAGATCTCTTTACTGTATTGTTACTACATGGTGGTGGTAACGATGCAACCACAACATTTACTGATAGTTCTGGTGGAACATCTGATATTAGATCCAGTGGTGGTGACTCTGCTACTGTTGTAACAACTGCTGACTACTCACAGTTTGGTGCAGAGATGCGTTCAGTTGCATCTGCATGTGTATACGGACAGAAAGGTGCACAGGCAAACGGTGCGGGTACTAAATTAATATTAACAGCACATAACTTTGGATATGTTGGTTCTGGTAAAGACTTTACAAATGACCCATCATTAGCAATACAAGCAAACGAAGTTGAAGAACTTAATAGTGGTAAAGTTCTATATTCATCTACAGACCAAGATGGTGACTTCCGTGTTGGTGATGCATTTACTGTAGATCAAGAAACTGGTAACGTACAATTTGCTGCAACATCCTCAGCTCAGTCAGCTGCAAACATCACATTAAGTGATGAAACTGGTACTACTAACATATATCCTGCATACGTTGAAACAGGTAACTTACGATTAGCGGGCAACAGTTTAACATCTACCTCTGGTAAGATAATCCTTGACCCTGCGGGTGATGAAGACATAACTCTAAACGGTCAGGTTATTGCTCCAGAAAATATTTACTTTGCTTCTAATAGATTAGCATCTATCATTGGTACTGGTAACTCTTCTTGTGCATTTACTGTTGGTACATACACACAAGCTGGTTTTTCCTCTTATGGTATTTTCTCCAACAAGAACTTTGCCATTAATAAAAAGGCATTAAACCTCACAACTGGACTTACTATTGCTAATGAAGGTACAGGATATACTGCAGGACAATATCAAGCACCTTTACTATCAAACCCAGATTCAGTTGCTACAGCAACTGCTACCCTATCAACTAATGGTTCTATTGGTGTAATTAATGTTACTAATGAAGGTAATGGATTATACCAATTAACTCCTGATGTATCAACAAACTTAACTCCTGTAAGTGGATCAATAAGTTTCCTAGTTAGTCTTGGCACAGGTGCGAGAGTTGCTTCGATATCAATTACAAGTGGTGGATCTGGATATAGTTCACCCAACCTAACACTTAGTGCACCTCCCGCAAAAGCATTTGATGCCAACTCTGCTATATCTACATCAGCAAATACAATCACATTTACACAATCAGACTTTGTAAATGGTGATGCATGCACTTATGATAATAATGGTAACTCAGACTTAAATGGTCTAGTTAATGGAAATACTTATTATATCATAAACAGAGATACAGAGAACAATACTTTACAGTTATCAGCAACATCTGGTGGATCTGCAATATCATTAACCGCTGCAGCAACCCCAAATGAAATACACAACCTTGTTGGTATAACTGCTACTGCTACTGCAACTGTCAATGGTGGAGCGATTACAGCAATTAATATCACAAATTCTGGATCTGGATATGTTACTGGTGCTGCACCAACTCTTACAATCAGCGAGACGGGTGCAGGAATTACAGATGCATCCCTTACTGTTAATCTTGGATCTGAGCTTAGAAGTATTTCCTCAACTGGAAATGCGGTTTATGCGGGTACACCAACTCTAACAATTACAAACAACACTAACGACCCAACTGGTGCTAATGCTGCTGCGACAGTAGCAAACATGACATATGAAGTCGCTAGTGTTACTTTAACTAGTGGTGGTTATGGATACTCACAAATTCCACAAGTAAGTTTTGTTGGAACTGCTACTAACGATGCTGTTGCTAATGCAGTTCTAGACACAGAATTAGGTCAAGTATCTGCAATAGAATTAACGCAAGGTGGTGAAGGATATTCAGTTGCACCAACAGTAGAAATTAATGGTGGTTCTGGATCTGGAGCACAAGCAAGTATTACTGTATTACCTTTCGGTGGTAATATTTTATCTGGTGGTTCTGGATATGCAGTTGGAGTTTATCAAAACGTAAGTCTAACTGGTGGAGATGGAACTGGTGCTACTGCAACTCTAACTGTAGCTGGTTTAACGGGAACTATAACAACAGCTGGTACTGGAGGAACAGAACAAACATATCAACAAATTGATATATTTGCAAACGCTCCTGCTGCAACATATGCAGTAACTGTTGCTAATCGTGGATTACTTGAGTTCCAAGCAGGGGGTGGATTCTCAGGAACTGTGAACGTAGGTAATACAGCAACTGGTGGAACTTCTGGTGCTACTGCAACTGTCACATATGTTGATTCTGGTAGTCAGTTTGCTTACTATGATCTAGCATCAATCGCTAACGGACCTTTCCAACAAGGTGAAACCATAACCTTTACATCAGGTGGTAGTGGAACTTTAGATCAAGCACCCATTGAGACATACAGATATTTCATAGACACAGGATCTGGTCCAGTTGAAGCACCTGATTTAACCATGGTTAGGGGTAACACATATCGTTTTGATATGTCAGATGCTTCTGCTACTAACCACCCATTATCCTTAGATGGAGTTTCTTTAGCAGACACTGCAAACTTTGGTGTAAGAGAATTTGGTACAGCTGGTACATCTGGATCATTTGTTGACATTATAGTTAAACAAAACGCACCAACAAGCACAAATACAGTTTA